ATGACACAATTTAAAGTAGCAATTAATCCAAATCGAAGATTTATATTAAGTGAAAGAACTGAACAAAATGATGATAATGATCATTAGTTCATGGAGAACGTTTTATTATAAATAATAGTATTGAATATTCGTATTATGAAACATATTAACTAACTCAACATAGAGGACAAAGCGATGGCATTTCAAGTATCACCAGGCGTTCAGGTCAATGAGATCGACGCTACGAATGTAGTCCCAGCAGTATCAACCAGCATTGGTGGATTTGCAGGCTCGTTCAACTGGGGTCCAGTGGAAGAAGTAATTACAGTCAGTTCTGAAAATGAACTAGCTGCAACCTTCGGCTCACCAGACGACAATACAGCAAAATACTTTTTAGTAGCAGCGTCATTCTTAAAGTATGGAAACGCACTAAAAGTAGTTCGAGTTGCATCAGGTCACGACAACGCGACTTCCGATGGAACAGGACAGCTGATAAAGAATGAAGATGATTATGATAACGCTGGAGCTCTAAGTGTTGGAAATTGGGTAGCAAAATATCCAGGAGTATTAGGTAATAGCTTAAAGGTATCAATGATTTCTGCAGATATAACTAACTTTAGTGGTTGGGCATATTCTTCAAGCTTTGATGCTGAACCAACAACATCACAATACGCAATAGATCAAGGTAAAGCTTCTGCTAAAGATGAATTACACATTGCAGTTGTTGATGAAGATGGTGCTATTTCAGGTACACCAGGAACAGTATTAGAAACTTTCGCATTTGTATCACAAGGTTCAGATGCTAAGAAGAGTGATGGTACATCAAACTTTTATAAAGACGTGATTAATACACAGTCTCAATATATTTGGTGGGCAGGTCATGATTCAAGTTTATCTGATGCTGGAGAAACAATTGCAGCCAATACAACATTTACGACTAACACAGCAGCAATTGAAGGTTCACTTTCAGGTGGATCAGACGATAACGCTCCAACAGTTGGAGAAATTGCAACAGGATATGATCTTTTAGAAGATGCAGACACAGTAGATGTAAATTTATTATTTGCTACTCCAGACGCCAATGGCGCAGAGACAATAGCAGAGGATTTAATTTCTATCGTTAACGCAAGAAAAGATTGTATGGCTTTTGTATCACCTCCAATCGAAGACACAGTAGGTAGTTCAACACCGGCAACAGATGTAAAAGCATTTGCTGATGGTTTAACATCTACTTCTTACGCATCATGCGATTCCACAGCACTATATGTATACGACAAATATAACGATGTATACAGATGGATAGGAGCTGCAGGACATCACGCAGGATTATGTGCTAATACTGATTCAGTAGCAGACGCATGGTTCTCACCAGCAGGTGTAAATAGAGGTCAATTGTTAGGAGTAACAAAACTTGCATTTAATCCTAAGAAAGCAGACAGAGATACTTTATATAAAGCTCGAGTCAACCCAATAGTATCATTACCTGGACAAGGTACATTATTATTTGGTGACAAAACTTTATTAAGTAGACCTTCAGCATTCGATAGAATAAATGTACGTAGACTTTTTATCGCATTAGAAAAAGCGGTTAGCACAGCAGCTAAAGCGCAACTATTCGAATTTAACGACGAATTTACAAGAGCACAGTTCAGAAATTTAGTTGAACCGTTCTTAAGAGACGTCAAAGGTAGACGTGGACTTACAGACTTTTTAGTAGTTTGTGACGAAACTAACAACACTAGCGCAGTGATTGATGGAAATCGATTTGTGGCAGATATCTTTATCAAGCCAAGCAGATCTATTAACTTCATAACACTGAACTTTGTAGCAACCAGATCCGGAGTTGAATTCTCTGAGATCTCAGGTTCATAGGAGGACTAACACATGGCAATTTTAGGCGTAGATGATTTTAAATCTAAACTAGTAGGCGGTGGCGCAAGATCCAACCTTTTTAAGGTAACTATGAACTATCCAAGTTATGCACAAGGTGATGTTGAATTGACATCATTCATGTGTAAAACAGCTCAAATGCCTGCATCAATTATTGCACCTATCCCTGTATTATTCAGAGGTAGAACATTGCAAATAGCTGGTGACAGAACATTTGATCCTTGGACAATCACTGTCATTAATGACACTGGTTTCGAAGTTCGTAACGCTATGGAACGTTGGATGAATGGTATTAATAATAATAACGACAACACAGGGTTATCAAATCCTACAGACTATCAGGCTGACGCAATTGTAGAGCAATTGAATAAAGCTGGAGAAGTTACAAAGAGATACGACTTTAGAGGTCTATTTCCAACTAACGTTTCTGAGATAGAAGTTAGTTATGATTCAGAAAATACCATTGAAGAGTTCACAGTTGAATTCCAAGTACAATACTGGGAAAGTAACACTACTTCGTAGGTATATAAATAATATTAGATGAGGGGATGCAAAGTCCCCTCTGATAATATGAGGTAAATTATGGCAGAATTTTTCGGATTCGAAATCAATAGAAAAAGTACAAAAGGTAAAGAATTACCTTCATTTGTACCAAAAACTGATGAGGACGGCACTGGTGTTATACAGGCCGGTGGGCATTTTGGTGCCTACATTGATATGGACGGCGACAAAGCCAAGAATGATAATGATTTAATTATGAAATACAGAGATATCGCGTCACAACCTGAATGCGATGCAGCTGTTGAAGACATTATTAATGAATCAATAGTTGGAGATAATGATGAAGCTCCTATTAATATTGTTTTAGATGAATTAGAAGTTTCAGATAAAATTAAAGAATCAATTAAACATGAGTTCGATAATATCTTATCGCTTTTAAGTTTTAATGCTTATGCTCACGATATCTTTAGAAGATGGTATGTTGATGGTAGATTACCATATCATATCATTATTAATAATGAAAATCCTAAGCAGGGAATAAAAGAATTACGTTATATCGATCCTACCAAATTAAGAAAGGTGAAAGAGGTCGAAGAAACAACTGATCCAAAGACTGGAGCTAAACTTATTAAAAAGGTTGATGAGTTTTTTATGTTCCAAGATAAAACAATGAATGGAGCTAATCAGGGTTTAAAAATATATCCTGATGCAATTGCATATTGTACATCTGGTGTAATGGATCCAGGCAGAAAAAGAATTCTTTCATATTTACATAAAGCATTAAAGCCAGTGAATCAACTTCGAATGATGGAAGATTCATTGGTTATATACAGAATATCACGTGCCCCAGAACGTAGGATATTTTATATTGATGTTGGTAACTTACCTAAGGGTAAAGCTGAAGAATACCTACGTGGTATTATGAATCAATATAGAAACAAATTGGTATATGATGCAAAGACTGGTGATATCAAAGATGATCGAAAACATATGAGTATGTTGGAAGATTTCTTCCTACCAAGAAGAGAAGGTGGAAGAGGAACTGAAATTACCACGCTACCAGGCGGCGAGAATCTTGGACAAATAGATGATATTATATACTTCCAAAAGAAACTATATAAATCACTCAATGTTCCAGTAAATCGTTTAGAACAAGAAGCTCAATATAGTCTTGGAAGAACAACTGAGATTACAAGAGACGAAGTTAAATTTAAGAAGTTTATAGACAGATTAAGAAAAAGATTCTCTGATTTGTTTATGCAACTTCTCAAAACTCAACTCTTATTAAAGGGTATTATAACTCGAGATGATTGGAAAACTTGGAAAGAAAGTATTGCCTTTGATTATATTGAAGATAACTATTTTTCTGAATTAAAACAATCAGAAATGATAAGAGAAAGGTTTGAGATGCTTGGTTCATTAGATGAACATATCGGTAGATTTATATCTAATGAATGGGTACGAAAAAATATTCTTCGCTTTAATGACGAAGAAATTGAGGAAATCCAAAAACAAATCGATGCTGAGAATAAGTCTGGCGAGAATGATATGCCAGATCCAGATGATCCACGGTTTGATTAGGATATGATTTTTTATAAATATATAAACAGGAATAAAAAAAATGGCAGTAAATGATTTGATTCAAAACTTAAATGATGGCGATAACGTAAAAGCTAATAAAGAGTTTAATACTCTTATGGCTGATAAAATGGCCGCAGCTCTTGATGCTAAGAAAATTGAAATAGCATCAGGAATGATTCAGCGTAAAGCAGCTGAAGAAGAAACAACAGAAGGATAATAATCCATGCTATCATTTGTAGAGCTTAGAGAAAAAGTTAAACTTGCAAGCGGCGAAAAGAAAGTTAAATCTTTCAAAGCTGGTAAGCGTAAAGATAAAGAAGTTGTACTTGCTAAAAAAGGTACAAAATTTTCCGTCTATGTAGATGGAGAACTTCTTGATAATAACTTTAAAAACGAAAAAGAAGCTCAAAAAGCAGCAGATGATATGCTAAAACTACTAGGTATCTAAATGAAATTAATAACCGAATATGTAGAACAAAATTTAGAAACGATTTGCGAAGCCAAGAAAGATGGTTCTAAGAACTATTTTATCGAAGGCGTATTTATGCAATCTAATCAAAAGAACAGAAATGGTCGTATATATGAAAAAGCAGTTATGGAAAAAGCTGTTAAAAAATATGTCGACGAACAAGTTAAAACAGGAAGAGCTGTTGGAGAGTTAAATCATCCAGAAGGACCAACAGTAAACCTGGATAAAGTTTCACACAAAATCACAGATCTGCATTGGCAGGGAAATGATGTTGTAGGAAAGGCATCAATCTTGAAAACTCCTATGGGACAAATAGTCGAAGGACTACTCGAAGGTGGAGTTAAGCTTGGTGTATCAAGTCGTGGTATGGGAAGTCTTGTACAGAAGAATGGCGCTCAATATGTGGGAGATGACTTTATGTTATCAACTGTAGATATTGTTCAAGACCCTTCAGCTCCAAGTGCATTTGTAAATGGAGTTATGGAAGGTGTTGAATGGGTATGGGATAATGGGCTAATTCGTCAACAAG